TTTTGCAATAGAAACCTGAGGGTGGTAAAAGTTCAAAACCTTATCCCCAGGCCGTGCCTAGGAGGTTTTCTTACCACTCCCTAGGACTTTGCCTTACTAAAGTTGCGACCTAAAAAAGTTCTCGGACTAAGTCCAAGAATAAAAAATTCAGTCGCATCGTTAGATACGGGACAAAGTCCAGTTCCTTTCGGAACCCCATGGGTCACCCATGGTAACAACTTACTTGCTACGGATTTTTATGTTTAAAAAGGTTTACTCCTTTTTGATTTTTCTTAAGGTTTACTCCTTTTGTTTTTGTCTACCCTGTTGCGGGTGGATCACTGGGGGCATAATACATAATTGGTGGCCCGGTATAAAAACCGAGAAGAAAATCCTCACCAACTGCACAATATTTTGCTACAGTTGCTTGATCGGTGCCTGATTTTGACCATAACGTTTTATATGAATGAAACGTGCCAAAATTTGCAGTTGAACCAGTAATGTTAGCATTCTTCGTAGATGCAAACCTGAATGGTATATAAAACGGAAATTCCGCTTCCAATACAGGATTAATATCATCTGGTTGAGTAACACCTCCATCCCAAAAATGATCATATACAGCTGAACATTGTGCTGCAACTTCATTAGGATTACCAGATCCTGCTACAGCAGTAACACTTGATATCGTATAACCAGAATTAACTCCACCTAATCGCGACAAAGAAGCGAGTTGTGGGCCATCTGGAGACTTAATATTTTTTACGTATTTCCAACGCAAACCTCCTCGACGGACTGTAAAAGCCGGAGTGAGATAATTAAGCAATGTTGTGTTACAATAATTATAAGGTGTACTAGCAATTGGCACATTAGTTAAATTAACTGCACCAGGTGCGTATCCCCTATAAAAAGGAAAATCCGGAGAAGTGTGCACAAAGAAACTCAAGGCATTGGTGGTATTCGCCACACAACTATGGAAATTGTATCTCTTCAAGCACTGTCGAAATGAAGTAACTGGATCTCCAAAATATACACAATACGCTCCATCAGATGGATTTATCGTAACTGCCATATCTTCAGAAGACATTAGTTTCATTGGTTCTACTTCATTGATTGTAAGATCAGCATCAGGTTGATTCATCTTTTCCGATACTGTTTCTTCACCAGATTGTGTTGACAAAACATCTTTCATACGTGGATAAATTTGTAATTTTGGACGTTGTATTGAAGGATAGTTTTGTTGTTGATTCTTATATTCTTCAGTAGTGAGTTCCGAGACTTCCGTCTGCGTACTTGCAAAAGCTTCAGAACCATCAGGGTCAAAAAAGACATACTTACTGATAGTTTGGCTTTCTGGTGCTACGACTTGGAAATCGTCTCCTGTAGATACGAAGACATTTATTTCCACATCATTATTCACTGTAGAATTGGGTGTAGTCAGTTCATTAACAACATACACTGACAAAACACCATTAGCAAAGAAATCATTGATGGATGTAATCGGCGTGCTCCCAAAAATGAGAGAGTCAACTCCTGGTGTAGAGTGTCTTAGAAACGCAGTTTGATTACCCCAACCAATATCCACTGTAAAATCACGCTCTTTTGCAAGATCTATGATATAAGTGTAATTGGTATTGTATTCATTACTAGCTTGATAGACTGGATCATACACAATCTTCAAGCGCCCCTTATGGAATGCAGATGCCACAATTTGAAACCTATATTTCATGGTTCCACGCCAAAATGAAAATGGCAAAGCAGCAAATGCACATGCTGTGAGATGTAATTCATCACCAGCAGTATCCCAGATAACGGGATTCACCTCAGTATTCCAAAGGAGAGTTTCCGTGGGATCTGAGACCTGCCATCCAAAAGTGGTAATGAACGATTCTCTTTGTGAAATTGATGTAATAGTCATTTCATCAGTTCCACCTAATCCCATTGTACGCGGATCAACGCACAACTCTTGTTTTAAATCCAACGTTAATTTAACTGATGTATCTTTAACATTTGCATTGGCTAGATTACCAACAGGAGTAGGGATAAAAGGGACTCCGGTTTCTACATTTACAGGACGAGAATAACCAAAGAGTCGAGCAATTGATGCAGTTGCACCTGCTGCTAACTCAGTGGCTTTCGCGTATGGTCCTATAATTGGAATATCAGTGAGGCGCTTGGCAATGCTCATCACACTGTTGGCCATACCGGAAATAGGGCCGGGAGCATATTCATCTCCAGATTGTGGAGTAAGATTGGCAGGCTCAAGCGAAGTGGGAATCGATAGCGAAACTTCTTCAGCCCATACAAAAACAGAAATGGTTACATTATCATTTGCTCCATTTGCATGTTTTAGGCCTGTAATTTCTTGTAGAAATATTTCTCCCATAGCTTGCCAATCTTGAGCTGGAATGTTTAAAGCATTCTCATACCAACAGAAAGGAAGAGTTAAAGTTCCTCCCTGACTGTTAGTAGGATCAAGATAGACATGGGGTCGTTGTGATGCTGAAATAATATCTGAAATAACACCGGAACGGGCAACGGTAAAGTCATCAAGGTTGAGCAGCGGAACATAATTCGCTATAGCTCGACCATAATGAAAACCATTTCCATTCAGTACAATTCGACATTTTAATTTGCATCGCAACAAATTATAATTGGCTATACGGTTTATGACTCTCACATTTTCAAAAAAGAGAGACCATGGATTAAAGCCATGAAATAGTGGAGTCCCTATCTGCCAAGAATAGGAAGCCACCTTAATGGGACGGCTGAAGAAATTGCTTAATTCAGCCTCGGACGAATCTGCTTGTGTATATGTAGAATCAGGATAACTATCCACAGTGTAATCCCATTGCGGGGACTGATCACTGAAGTGTGTTACCTGATGCTGTGATTCTAGAGATTCTTGATTTATTGATACATTAAATTTATTATTATTTTGTAAAGAAGTGAGTAGTATATACAATTGTGCGAACCCACTCAGTGTCACACAAGTCAAAATTTCTGTTAGGAAGACCATTCCTCCCCCTAAATAGGGGTATTCCACGAGGGGAACACTAACGCCGCAAAGCCTAACGCATATATACAGAAAGAAGAAAACATATATACGTATGGTAACCGTGTACGGCATGAATTCTTTGGTTTAATGATCATGATTCTACGATCAGAGGGATAAGTTTAATGAGATTCCAGCTCAGGTTGGACAAGTTTAAAGAGATTCCGACTCCTGCCTTGTGATATTGTATTTTTCACAAAACGCGTCAATACAGTCATCATACGACTGCATTAACATGTTGCATCCATAAGCAATATCTGCGTCATTTGCAACAGCTCGCATTTGTTCACGACGTTCTTCATAAACGTCACGACCATGTGCGAACCATTCTCGCAAAGCTCCGTCGATATTAGACATGGATTGTTGTGTTGTTGTTACCGCCTTCGATTTCAGGACTGAATGAAGACTTTTAAAAATTGAGTCTTCAGACAAAGCTCCTAGCTCCATACCAATTTCTGGCACATAAACATTACTGCGCTTCAAAAAATCTGCGTCAGCATCATTCATGTATTCAGTAGGAATAGATGTTTTATCGGGCATGGTCAACACAATGTCATGTTCTTTGAGAAATTGACTATATGTTATATGATTTAATAAAGGATACTGTTCTGCAACTGAACCTTTAAAATCATCTCCATAAGTAGCCATGGCGCACACTTCACGAAAAGTGTGTTTCGCTTCCGGATACACATGATAGTAAAATGAACGTAAAAGCAATGAATTATTATTGCTATTCAAATATGCTGTCATGTTAATACCAGAAGGAGTTGAACCCATTAGCTGAATCAAATCTCCATTATATGCTGTAAGCGGATATGCGACATCACTTGCCATTCCTTCCATAATGCGAATAGCGCGATCAGGATAATTGCAATGGCGTGCAATGTCAATAAAACCTCGAAAGGAGACGAAATTGATTTGTGCAGGCATGCGTAAATCATATTTACTATAGTCTCCTGCAAGGATACGATCCTTACCAAACTTGGTGATATGATCACACAGTGCTTGCCACTCTGGTCCCTGCGCATTAATACCAACCATACATTCCGAAATTAATGGGAATATTGATTGGATACGCATTATGGGCAAAAAGTAGCGACGCACCAACAATTGGAATGCAATTGGCGCCCCTTGAAAAACTCTTACCTTCGTTTTACTGAGAGGTGTTGGTTCATCTTTAAGGCAAGCTTTGTAAATGGGATAGGCACGTTCGCCTTTCAAATAAAGCTCTTCCATTTCCATAGCCTCATTCCAAAATCGAGGATGCAACTCAGCTGGACACGCAAAATCTGGATGGTCTTCAGGATCTAAAAAAGTCAAATGATCTCTTTTAGGACCTCCCAATGGGTATCCGACGGATGTGTTGGGTGGCATTTTATCCACAAAACGCACTCCGTCTTTTCCACATACAACTTCCATTCGTGTGAGGGGTCGCACCTCCGCTTTGAGCTCGGGGATAGAATCAAGATGTTCAATAATATCTTGTATAAAATCATCCTTAGCTCGATTAAGGAGATGGCCTGGTAATCCAATAGATGGATTAGCAGAGTGTTGGAGTGACGCTTGCCATGGATATCCTTTGTTGAAAGATGGTTTTCCCCATTTATTCTCCACACCACAATATTTTTCAATTAATGGTGAAATTGGAGTTTCAACAACATCGGATGAATACGTGGCACGGCCTATAATTTGGCCATAATACTTCACATCACTACCAGGTGGCAAAAAATTAACAGGACTCTTTTTGTGTACTTCATTATCAATATAGTATTTTACACCATATTGTTCTTTGCGGATAGTTCCGCTATTCGTAGACAATAAGACACTACTAATCTTCTTAAGTGAAGATAGAGAGTCAGTTAATTGTTGTTGAGTGAGGAGTCCACTGGCTCCTCGCGTAGTGTGATCTACGCCAGCTAAGTGAAAACCACCAATACAAGGTCCACGGCTGTCAGTAACACAGACGGCCATGCACAGACCTTCAAAGGTGGCTTGACTGAGGGTATAATTCGAACCCACGTAATTTCCAGCTTCAGAACGAACTGTTCCGGGGACCATAATCATTTTCATTTCCAACAAATTAGATAGTTCATCTTTGTAAACCATTGTTGCTGGACACGAGGTGATCTGGCCCAAAGGAAAAAATTTAATAAGATCAGGCCAATCTCCCCCACTTGGTACCCAAGTTAGGCACAAATCTGTATTTGGTATAAACACAGAAGTTGCTCTACTGAGTAAGGCGGTAAAATTGCCGCCAATAGAATTGGGGTCGTGACGAATAAATTTCGTCCTCATTGTTTGGTCATCTTTCCAGGCATGAGCTGGTATCAGTGCTACATTCGAACACGGAAAGAAAGCATTACAAAATGAACGCTTATCTCCCCTGTCAATACTAATATAGCAGAGATTTTTACTCACAGCTCTTTTAACATCATCAAAAACAGATGTTTTAGAAGCTTCTGTGACTGGCATTGGAGACACAACAACGCCACTCCAAGGATTAACCTCAGAGTCGCGTTCTTTTATTTCTTCAACCGTTTTGGGCTGTAAATTGCCCTGAGTAATTGGTATGCATCGCAATGCTTTCCAACCTTGCGCCAATAAATAAATACCGGCTAATGCTGCACAAGAACTAATCACTATTTGCGAATGATTATCGCGATATCCTTGCAATGCTTGGGGAAGCGCATCACGTCGAGAATTAATTTCTCTATATAACGCTGCCTTCGTACAAACATCGCGAACCGCAATATCTCGCAATAAAATGAAAACGGAATACAACAAGAAAAATGCACTCAATGTTGGAGTAAAGAAAACCATCAACATGAACGCAATCATCTTAATTACAAAATATATCCAGACACTCCGGGTATATTGTTTCCGTTGCTCTTGCAAACGCGAATACGTAAGTATATCGAGAATGTAAGCGCAGGATTGGTTGGTAAGCATATAGCGTGGTATAAATGCAAACCAGGTACACCAAATGTTATTTTCCAAATTGCGCAAATCTTCCATAATTTTGGAAGTTGCAGCCATTTCGAGTTCATAAAGAAACTCGCATGGATAACATCTTTGTTCATACCATTCACTGGTCTTATAAGTAAAAAAGTAATTCCAACAACGATTGATGGGATTCTTTTCAACTCTACGACCATATGCCATAAAATTCCAAAATTCCTGCCAGAAAATAAATCCTGGTTCAGGAGCAATAGCATCATTTGTGGCCTCTAAGCCATCAGCAATTGCAACAGGATTGAAATTGCTAAGCATATCAGCAAAACCTGCTTGTACATCAAGTATTGAATCATCGTCTTTTTCAACACACTGACATATTACTGTAGGCCAGGAACAACACGTACAAACAGTTAATTTGTCGTGTAGCGAATTGGTATTTTCCACCAATATTTCTTGATTTTTAAAATGCATTCGCGAGTCTTGAGTAACAAACTCTAGCAATTCGAAAATGGACACATTAGTCATGGCATTTCCTCGCCATCGAACGACTTCCCATCCAATAGTGGCAGCTTTTCCTATTACCTTATTAGGCACAGGATATGATCGCTCAACTTTGAATGTCCATAAATCAGGAACTAATGGTGCACCTTCTGGAAAGGCACGTGAAACTTTTTCACTATCAAGCATATTTTTCGTCGCGAATTTCTCACGAACAGAAACAGTAACAGTGATATTTTCACGTCGTGTGATAGATGCAGGCTCATTTGAATAAACATTGGCACATGAATCTTTCACGTTTTTAGTGATAATAGTCACATAGGGTTCAATTGAAACTTTACCCTTCATGTCTGCTTCAGCCATATTTGCATAGGATCGTACGTTATTAACAATCTCTATGATTTTGGCAGTGGGTGCTTTTTCCACAAATTGTGCATTAGTGTTACCAAGGTCATCAATAATAATACCATTCACATATGAACGATAATTTGACATAAATTTGTCACTATCATTGAGGGTAACAATACGCTCCGGATCAGCGGAATGTCCATTTGTCTTCAACGTTAACGTCATCAGAACTTGCGTTAAGAAGGATTTACCAACGCCACTTCCTCCAAATAAACCTATACAGTAGGGAGCGACTTTGATACCACCTTGAACGCGAGTCTGACGAAAATTAACACGCAGAGATAATAAACTTTCCAATTTCCGAGAGAGAATATTCTTCTCTACGGGTGATTGAGATGTGCGAACTAAGTCGCGCACTGTCTCAATAGTATCACATAGTAGTTTTTCAAAATCATTCTCTCCAACTTTGGCGATTCTCTGAAGGTTTCCAGCACGAGTGAGTTCAAACCATTCATGACATTTAGAATAGTTGTCCTCAAAATTTTCCATATTGAATCCTCCAAATAATATGGGCTTCACCGAACCCTGCAGAAAACACTGATAGCCTCCTTCAACAAAGTAGGTAACAGTAGCAAAACAAGCGTCTGCCAAATCTACTGCAGTGCAGTGTTTCTTGAAAGCATCGATAGAAAATAATCGAATACCTCCAAGGGTGAATTGATATTGTGATACATTGCACATTCCGAGTGCTAGACATAACGATATGACTTTTGAAATAAGTGTAAAACCTTCACTACTAATGGCACGAGACCAATTGTGTTGAAGATTTCGCATCTCTGCGAGCCATGTGGGATCATCAGAACCTGATTGGGGTCTTAATCCAATCATTGATTCTAAATATTGAGAGAGCGATAAAAACACACTCTCATTAGTTTGTCCACGAAGATATAAAACTACCGTAGACAAAAATTGAGTTCGCGATTGACACTCTCTTAAAGAAAAATAAAGAGCAGCGAGGCCCTCTACTAAATTAGTTGTTTGTTTAGGCAAGTTAATTCCTCGCAATGCGGCAAATGCTTTAAGAGCAGCCATCACGGAAGGACCACTTGACATAGTGACTAAACCAACTTGTGTTTTCAATTTTTGTGAGCGAATATATTTTTTGCGTCGCGCGCATTTATCGCAATTCTGACCATTGCAGCATAAGCTGGCCCCTGGAGCTTTGGGACTATTATTTGTTTTAGATGACTGAGGCCATGAGGCGGCAGTATCAACGAAAGCTGTAAAGGACATAATATGATAAAAATGTCCTGAACAACCTCCGCATTCCCTTCGAAAGAAGAGAATTGAGCGGGGGAAGACACAGGCGTTAATACAATTCGAGATTGTATCTAACCAGTAAACAAGACTAAATCAGCTCAGATAAGTCCAGATTTCACTATAAAATATTCAAACAAATGACGGAAGATAAATCATTACTAAATCCTCCGAATTAGATGTAAGCGATTACTGTATCTATGTTCAGGGGTGGGGCCACCGTAGTGTCCCCGGGTTTTTGCCACGTAACATCCTACGTGGTGGACTCCATTATTCTAGCCGATGGAGACGGTGGGGATGTCATTTATATAGCGCACACCTTGCGCTATGTGGAACCACTTTAATTTTTAACGAACCAAAAGTATTTACCGTGAAATGGTCGTTCGGAAAAACCGAATTAGGGTTGGAGTTTTGAAAAAACTCGCAAAAACAAAGTTGTCGATTATCGCTCTTCAAACGTGTGATAAAAAGTTGCAACAATAAAGGTTTCATAGAAGACTAAGGGGGCGTAATAACGCCCACAATTTCCTTCTATAAAGAAACCTCTAAGGGGCGTCGTAACGCCAATTACAACCAAAGACCTCGCACATGCAAACGCATGTGCGAGG